TCTTTTCCAGCAAACAGTTTAGCTTCTTCTTTCGGTGCTGTCCATGAGATTTGATTCATATAACCTTTATCATGCTTGTTTTTCAGCACATAAAAATTGTGTTGCTTCACTTCGAAGTTAACCTGCTCACCGATCGGACTAATCGCAGCGTGTAAGATGTCCGCTTTCTGTTTTGCTTGCTTCCATTTTCTAAATACCGTGGCATCTTCAATACCCACATATTGGTGGACTTGATTTCCTAGCCTGCGATAGTAGTTATTAGTTGCTGTATTCTTAATCACGTACATCTTTTTCAATCTCCTTTTTAAACTTCTTTTTCCGCCAATGTTCCTGTTCGTCGACTACTGCTTTTTCAATGTGTTTTAAATCATCAATCGTATAGTCATTGCCATAGATTTCTCTAACAATTTCCTCTGCCGTCATAACTCCTCAACCTCCATTTCAATTACTAGCTTAATCGCTTGCGGACACCTTCTTTTTACATAGCTTGTACCAGTGACTGGTAACGTTAGATCTTTTCATGCCTAATTTTTCGGCAATTTCATCAAACTTTGTGCCCTTGTTTCTTTCGGCAATTAGAAATGCATCTTCTTTTTTGGTCCACGTCTTAGGGGTCCTTTTGCTTTTATCTTCGTCGATTTCAATTCCGAGTTCTCGCAAATCTGAATAAATCGTTTGGAGCTCTACACCTAGCTTCCAAGCAATGTCAGCATAGCTAAGGTTCCTATCAAGCATTTCTGGAATTAGTTTCTGCCGGGCAACCTTCATCTTGTGCTTCATCATACTAATCTCACCAATGTACTTACGCTTTTTAACTTTTGAGATGCTCAATCCACGAGCTTTACGAAAACCTTCGTAGTCGCCACGATCCAATAGCTCTTGTTCAATATCGGCTTGTTTAACAGCCGTACCAACCCTTACATAACGCATCGGTTCAGGCATGTCCATGTAAACGCTATCCTTACGGTCACCCTCATATTTTGTGTAGTTATTAAGCATCCACTTATGCAGGTCCGACTTATGTTTGCTTTCACCGTATACTTCCTTGCTATCTACTCCGATTAATTGCCACATTAGTACATCAACTCCTTTTGTCCTTCTGCTTCTTGTGGCTCGTCTGTATCTAATTCCATTTGCTTAGGCGTAATCTTAACTAACACATCGTCACCTGCGGTATTGCTTAATCGAGTTGCTACTTCAAGAAAATCAGTATCTTCAACTGTTAATAAAACTTGTGCTCCATTTTTATCTAGAGTTACCTTCTTCATGTTTGCCGAAAATTCAAAACTGTTATCTTTCATTATTTTTCCTCCAAATCTAAATCTGCTGGCATGACCAACATTTCAATATGCGGATCTTCCGAGTAATACTTATTCGTTTTAGTGCTAACTATTTGCGCGTCATCGACCCATAGGAGCCCTGTACAGGCGTCCGTTACTGCTTTAAAGTAATTATCTATGTCACCTTTAACAACGGGTCTATGGAAGCCTAAGAGCCTCATTTCACGCTCTTTTTTCGACAAGCTCTTTTGGATTGGTCGATAGATTGAAAGTTGCACGTGCACTGCGTAATTAATTGGTTCATCGTGGTACTGTTCCTTAACCGCCGCAGCCACTTTTTTCTTGTATGCTCTCGACTTGGGCGGGTCGTAGCTTCGAACAAATCCCCCACGTCCACTAAATCTAGGTCGCCCTTGCGGGACTGGCTCTCCTGGTACTTCTATCCTTATCAACTCGCTAGAGCCCCCTCTCGTGCTCTATTAGCCATTTCATCTAATAGTTCGTAGTATTTATACGTAGCTTTCTCTAACGCCGTCATACGGCTTAAATCGCCCTTGTATTGAGTAATCATTACATCCATAAACTTGTCTCCTCCGCCGTCCTCAAAGAACATAAAACCTTGGCGTTGCTCAATCTCGGCACAATCGATGGCGTCCCAGACTGCTTTCCAACGTTGTTCTTCCGTTTGATTAATATATTGGTTCAAAATCTTGTTCCCACAGTCAGCTTCTTCGCGCTTCATAAGAATTTTCTTTCGACGATTAAATGCCGCTGCACGTTTTAAAAACAACCGAACCGCCTTAGATTCCTTATAGTCGTTCTCTTGCATAATCGCTTGATACTCGCGGTAGTCCATGTAACTCACTAGATTGCCACCTCTTTAAATGTCATTTCTTCACCAATAAATGTAAAGTTGATGTCCGCTAACTCACCTTCACGGTTTTTTCTAATTGCAAGTTGCACAACATGATCATCACCAACCGATTCTGGTCGATGAAGAAACGCGACTACATTAGAATCTTGCTCAATCGAACCCGACTCACGTAAATCGGATAGCACTGGCGTCTTATCGTTACGGTTCTCAATCCCACGAGATAGCTGCGACAAAGCAACAATCGGGATGTTAAACTCGTTAGTTAGTCGCTTAAGTTCTCGGGTAACTTCTCCCACTTCAATGTAGCGTTCCTTGACGTTTGGAACTTTAACTAGTCCAATGTAATCAATAATTGCCATATACTTGCCTTGTTTTGCCCTAGAAGCGTTTTTTCGAATCGTCTGTGTTATTTCACCTAAAGTTTCTAGTCCGTCATATACGCGCAATTTAGACTGTGCCAATTGTTCGATTGATTGATTAATCAATTTTTTAAGAATCGGCGATATTTTGTTTGCATTAGAACGCAAGGTGCTGCTTGATATGCCGGTCATTCTTGAGATGAACCGATTAAGCATTTCCTGTTTGTTCATTTCCAAAGTGAAGAAGTCAACTTCAACATCTTTGTCATTTGTCATAGCTTGATAAGCTAGGTTTACAGAGAACGCTGTTTTACCTGTAGAAGGTCTAGCACCAATCGTTAACAGCATCGAGCCGTACAGCCCTCCGCCTAAGATAGTATCTAGTTGTTTAAACGTCTTAACCCCTCGTGGCTTAGGGTGATTCATTGAATCTTTTAATTCTTCAAAGGCTTCGTCAAGCTTTCCATCGTCCGTTTCTTCAAGCGTTTGATTCTTCGCCAAAATCTCCCGAATTTTTTCTTCGTTTTCCGAAAATGGATTAGCTTGATAATCCTTAATAGCTGAGCTTAGTTCACGTTTATAAGCTAACTTCCGCATTAAGTTAATGTCATTATTAAGCTGGCTAACTGCTGGTGCTTCGTTCACGATCTGTTTAAAGGTTCGGAAGTCTATAGCCTTTTTAGTCAACTGATTGTATTTGCCATAAATATCTAGTATGTCGTGGCCGGTCGTCTCCCTGATTGCTCTGTAGATTAACCGGTAGTCCTCGTAACCAAACCACTCCTCATTCAGTGCAACGGCTCCCACCTTTTCCGGGTGGTTTAGGAGGGAGCCAATTACTCCCCGCTCAATATCAGTGTTCATTATTTGCTTTCGCCTCCTGCGCTCTTCGCTCAATTTCTTTCAGGTGTTCCGCTTCTTTATTAGCAATCTCTTCTGGTGTCTTACCTGCACGTTGTCCATCACTAGTAGTTGTAATGTTGATAATCTTCGAATATCCATTTGCTTCGTTAAGATAATTGCCAAAATGATTTGGTGCAAATATCGTTGTGATTCTTAGGTATGGATTCATCTTTGGATCGTCTTTCCATTGTTTGCTTTTGAACTCAACAACTTTGGCCAATTCAGATTTGGAATATCCTTCATTGATTCTTGCCCTTATGATTTTTCGATTGGATTCAACGTTTTTTAAATCTCTTACCAGTCTTCTGATTGAACCATTCAATGAACTTCCCATAATCAACTTTTTCTTTCTGGTCGTCCTTGGGCGACAAAGAATCTTTATTCTTGTCATTATTAACATTCTTGTTTATATTGTTTGCCTCTCGTTTCGGTCGTAAAACTTTCGTCGTTTCGGTCATTGAATCATTTGCGTTTCGTTCGTAATTTTTAGAGTCCTGATAAACCCCGTAGTTACTAATGGTTATAAGCATCGAGTGCGTTGCTTTCGTAGTCTCAATCATGTTTCGGTCATCGTTTCGGTCGTCATGTGCTTCATCAGGATTTCGTAGCCAATTAATAATCCTAAAAATTTGATTTTTAGAAGGGGTTTCCGTTCTAAAACCAACTTTCCAAGAAACTGCCTCTTGTATTTCTGGAATGCTTGTTGAAAGCTGACCTCGTTTTAACCTCTTATAATCATCATGCTGTGCCCTTGCTAGGAGATATATCCAAACCTTTAAATAAAGTGGCGGCTTTTGAAATATCTCACTTTCAATAAGCCGACGGGCAAGCATGATATAGCCGCCGTCAATTTTCTTGTCCGTCATCTAACTCATCTCCCGAAATTTAGAATGGTAAATCGTCGTCGCTAATGTCGATTGATTGACCGCCGTTAGCGAATGGATCGTTATTACTGTTGCTTTGTTGATTGTTAGCGTCCTTAAATTTGTGTTGAACTTCTGGAAATTTGGAAACCTCCCAACGCTTAACATTCAAATTCTCATAGGTTTTACCGTTATACTCTGATTTCTCATTCTTGACGGTTACTAGCACTGGTCGATGCCATAACTTCTGGAAGAAATCTTCTAGCGATTCGAAATGGGTTTTATCTGGCATTCCTGTTGCTCTGGCGATTGTAAAAATCATTCCTTTTGGATATTTACCGTTTTGTTTAGACTTGAAAACTTTAGTGAAGATGTGTGCGTTAGCGAAGCTTTGATTCTTAATGTCATTTCGGATGATTAAGTCTAAATTGATGAATTGTGTTCCACCCTTAGTTGCATCTTCTGCTACGCTATTAATTACTACCTCGTACTTGCCATCAGTTACGCTCATATCTTTAATTTCTGAAAAATCTAAATCAAATCCTGCCATTGTTTAGTACCTTCCTTTTTCTTGTTTAACTTTTGGTTTTTCTTCTGTATTTTTATTGTCAAAATTAAATAGTTCTTCAATAGGTGCCATTTTTCGCTCATCTAAGCGATTTTTAGCATAGATGGTATTATCACCCTCAAGGATAGCTCCACGCCCCCCAGTCTTCGGATTAACCACCAATCTGGCGACTACATCAGCTAACCCTAAGAAACCGTTCAACGATTTATCCCGAACATCTGGAGCATATTGACTAAATGTTTGCCCGCTTTCCGTTTCGTTGTCGATCTTCTTCTCCCAAGCGGTAATTAAAATGTTTAAATTTGGGATCATGTAAATTGTTGTGATAATCCTTGAAAAGTAATTTGTCCATTGAGAATAATCTTGAATCTCGTTTGAGATACCGTTTTTTGAATTCCGTCCACGTTCCACAAACCAATCTTTTTCGAGGCTTGAAACATTATCAATGACTAAGTTGTCGAATGTCTCTCCAGCCTTTAATACGTCCGGGTCTGATAAGAAAGTATTTAAATCTTCAATCGGCTTAGTTCGGTCAAACTCACGTCCTTCTGGCGTTCCATTGTCAAAACGATATTGTTGAATGTTATCAGAAACTCCTTCCAAAACTTTGAAAGAATTATCTAAATCAAGCACTAGTGTTTTACCTTTTAGGTACTTAATTGACGTTGTTTTACCTTGACCGGCTTTTGCATAAAGAATCATTTTCCAATCTTTGTTTTTACGAAAGCTCATTGCACTTTTGGTTATCATCTAATCCACCGCCTTAACTGATAACTTGTCTGGTTTTTGTCGTGCTACATAAGGGATTAGTGCTCCAGTTTCTGTGTCGACTAGTTGCCCGTTTTTTGATGGAACAAATCGACCTTCGGCAACCATGCGTTTAATTGCTGATAAGTTAGGCTCTTGTTTTACTAACGTTTCATCAATTCCAGAAAGTGACTGCACAATCTCTTTAGGCTTCGCATTGTTTGCCTTCGTGACTTGCCACCACGTTGGTTTGCTAGGATTGCTTTCGGTTCGAACATAGCGCCAAGTAGCGGTCTGTAATTCACGTCCTTGAAATAAGTTGAGTTCCTCTTGTTCGACCTCACTAATCTGGTCGCGAAGTTCATCAATTTGAATGTTGATCCCTTCTTTATCGTGCTTTAATTTGCGCAATTTACGATCTAACTTGCTGCGCTTGGCTTCTAATTCGTCAATCTTCATTAGGTTCATTCCTTTCAAATAAAGCTTCAGTCTCTTTGTTTTCACGTTCTGTTTCCCAAGCTCTTTCTAAGCTTGCACTTAACTGTTGATTGTTCATGTGGTACACTCTCCCTAAGGTGTTTTATTATTTTTGGCCTGCTATTGCCGTAGCGGGCTTTTTATTTTGAATTCTTAATTCTGAACACCTTCTTTCTTGTATAATCAATATAGAGAGGAGGTGTTTACAACATGAAATTAAAGATTGATAAATTTTCCATTAAATGTACGGATTTTAAAGCTTATAACCATTCCTATTCAGTACTTGGACAAATGAATGTAGAAACAATTTTTGATGAATTTATCCCTTTTATTGAAAAAAATAATCAGTTGGGAAACAGTGTTAATTTTTCAATAGACCAATCGGAATATACAGCTATCCCTGGCGGATTTGTTTTTGATTCAAAAGGAAACTTTCAATTCGCATTAATTACTGATGAATTCAAGAAAAAGCATCCAATTGACTTTGATTTACCAGTAACCCAAAAATCTGCTACTAACATAAATCTAATTCAAGTAACCGAATTGCAAGACGCCATTTTGAGAGACATAATTAATGAAAGTCCTCAACTAGCAAACTTACCGTCTGTAAAAAAATATTTGTCAATTTATCCGCACTCACTAAAAATCACAAACGAAGTAAATGATTTAGATGAGTACCGAAAAAAATTTGATAATCAACGTGATTTTATGAGAAAGTTTGACGACGATATATAGCCTCGGTTTTCGCTAGTTCATATTTCCATAAGTGCTCCTCGCTACCGCAAATAGCGTCGAGTGCTTTTTT